GTTAGCGTATGTTTTTAAATGTTTTCTCATTTCATAATTATCAGTTATGTCTTTGTTAAATCTTTTTGGTAATATCTCTTCAAATATAGGAGCTTTTGCTCCCCAAGAATAAATACCATTCAAAACAGCTTCTCTATGTTATTCTTTAGTAAATTAGTACTTCTTTTGGTAAACTATCTTATTGGAATAATGGGATTAAAAGATAGCTCTCTTTGGATCTCTAGTTACAGAACAATCGTCTGACCCGAACACGATGGTCTTTGATAAGAAATCCATATAATCTAAAGAAACAATAATTTCCTTAATTTACTAACCTAAGCCATGGGTTCCTGAAGTTTCGAATGAATAAACATCATGGATTCTTTGAATAACATAATTTAAAGATTATTTTTCTATAATCATGGTAGCATCATCACCGGAAACAAAAGCTGTGTAAGGTTAGGTAGAGTCTTTCATTATATATTCTATATAACTTAATACTCTTAAAGTATTTCCCCAAGTTGTTCTGGTAGGATGTCCGGAAAATACAGTACCTCTTACTTCACCTGCTAATTCGATTTTCTTAGTTTGTTTATTTAGCATTATGAATGGTGAAACTGTTTCAGTTAAAGCTCGTTTAACCTCTTTATACATATCTAAAGGTAAGTCGAGTTTTTCGGATAATATTGGGAATAATGTATTATAAACTCCATTTATCACTGAAACGTCTACAGCTTTTATTATATCTTCGTGTTAATTTCTGTCATGAGAAGAACCATCCCATGATACGAAGATTGGATCTTAATGTTTAGAATATGATTCAAAAAGTTTACATTAAAGATCTCCGGTATTTAGAGCGTGAACAAAACCAGGTAAGACTTTCTTAGTAGCTCTAATTATAAGATAATTGAAAAATCCCCCTATGACTTTTAGCTCTGTTGATGGATTAAATAAATTTCGGGGTCTTTGATCAATATCCTCTGGTGATGATACATTTGTTATTTCACCTGTTTTTACCATAACTTCTAACAAAGATGGAATTTTCTTTGTTATTTTTGCATTTTCTAATCCTTATTAATACCTACGACGTTTATCTTCAGGGAAAGATGAGAGATAATTTTCCAATGAAGTTTCGAAATCTAATTAAGCGTGGTATATTAT